GCCACCGTCCCAGCCGAGTAGCACCGTCGCGCCAGGGACGAACTGCACCTTGTCGCCACCGCCCCCACGCACCGCCACGCGCTGCAGGCCGCCGAGCAGCTGCTTGTTGCGCGCGCCGACCGGCGAGATGTCCACCGTCGTCAGGTCCGCCGACTGCGACACCACCTGGCAAACGTAGGTCGCATAGTAATCGACGCCGGCAACGGCCTGCGCGACCAGGCGCGCCACCGATGCGCGCACGCCGCGCTCGCCCTCGCCTGGCAGATCGACGTAGACGTGCGTGCGCATCCGGCGCGCCGAGATCACGTCGACGCAGCGGTTGACGTTTCCGACGCCGCTGATGTTCGTGCCGGGCACAACGAAGGGCGCCTCGACGCCGAGCTCGTACGAGCCGTCCTTCGGATTCTGCGTGAGCGCGTCGAAGGTGCCGCTCGCCGACGGCCACGACTCGGCGCCGATCCACAGCGTGCCATCTCCCAGGATGCGCCAGGAGAACGCCGGCGCGATGATCTTGAGGAGCGCGCGCAGATTCCACGACACCGTCTTGCCGCCCATCACTGACCAGGCCGCTAGGTTGGTGGCGAGGAATCCAGCGTCTGCCGTTGCTGACAGCGACTCGCCCGAGTCCCGAATCAGTCCATTGATTACATCGCGTACGAATGCGGACGGCTGCACAAAGGCGCGATTGGTGGCCGACTTTGATAGGCCACCGGCTCCGCCAACGATGCGTACATGCACGGCGTCGAGGAAGTCGCCCGTGCGATTCGGATCGACGACGCCGGCGAGCGAGTAGTTGTTCTCGCTCGCGATGGTGACCTTGGTGCCGGGCGAGAAGCCGATTCCGTCCGGCTGGTCAAGGACGAGGTCCGCAATCCACACGCCGACGAGTGGACGCGTGATCGTCCCATCGATGACCGCGACGCCGTTGGCGGTGACGAGCGCCATGTCAGCGCGGCCCCAGATTGGACGGAAGCGCGCCCGGCAAGGCGTAACCGGCCGCTGTCGTCGGCGTTGCGCCTGGATCGAGGAGCGAGCCGATCGCGCCCGTCTCCGTCTTGGTGACGTTCTTGGTCGACGGCTTCAAGAACTCAATCGCGGTCATCTTGAAGATGCCGCGGCCCTCGCGGTCGATCTCGGGACCTTCGCCGCCGATGAACTGCACCGACTTGATGTTGTGCAGCTGCAGCGCCGGGTGCTGCGCATCGTAAGCGGGCGGCGAACCTTTGTAGGCTTGCGGGAACAAGATCGGCCACAGCGAGGCGAGCGCGCGCAGCTGCTCGGGGGTCCAGATGAGCAGATCGATCTCAACCGCGGCCAGGTCGACGCCGTGGATCGTGACTCGCGCGCCGTCATTGCCGGCTGCCTTCTTCTTTTCGATGTCGCGCGCCTTGCGCACGCGCACCGTCGCCTTGCCCGGCGTGTAAGGCTGCGTCGACGGGATGCCGAGATAGAGATAGCTCCACGCGCTGTCGACGCTGTGAAGGTAGGTAGGCCCGTCGAAGCCAGGGCACCAGTAAGTGCCGTCGGCGAGCTGATAGACCGGCTGGCGCCAGAACTGAAACGACACGCGCGTCCCCGGCGCACGCGTCGCATCGGAGTATGGAGCGACGATATCAAGGGCCATTAGCCGCCACCCTCTTGCGCGGCCTGCTCCATCGCGCCAACCGCTGCACGCACGATGTGATCGAAGAGGCCCTTGCCCGCTCGGCTGTGCACGCTATCGGTGGTCTCGCCTTCACCGGCCTGCACCACAACGGCGCCAGCCTCGACGTGGACGTGGAGATCTTTCTGCGTCGCGCCGCCGGCCTTGCGGATCTGGTTCTCGGTCGTGTCGGCGACGAAGCGCGCTTTCTCTGCTATCGCCTTCGACTCTTCCTTGGTCTGCGGTCCGTAGTCACCGTAGAGCCGGCCATAGCCGTTTGACTCTGAGACTCGCTCTGTATCTTTGTAGGCGTCTGCATAGATCTTCGAGTCGTAGCCGCGCACCTGCTTTTCGGTCACGCGATCGAGGCGACGCTGATCGATCTTCGCGCGATCGATCGCCACGGCCATGAGGTCGAACTGATTGCCCGACGCGTACGCCTTCATCTGTCGGAACGCGAGCACCATGTCCTCGAGCGTGTCGAGCGAGGGCACCAGCGCGTCATAGAGATCGCGGAAGTCGCTGATGAGCTGTCCAGCGAAGTCGACCGCGTTCTCGATATGGTCGGCCAGCTTGTCGGCGGTGTCAGCCGGGTCTCCGACGAGCGAGGTGATCTTGTCGAACATCGATTCGATCGTCGCCATGATGCGCTGGCCCGCTGGACCCTCTGGGTCGAGCTTCTCGAGCAGGCCCGCCATCATGTCGCTCGCACGCTGGAAGTTCGGCGAATCGACGAGGTTCCTTAGATACTCGTTGGGCAGGTTCTGTAGCCGCTCGATCCTCGCCTGGTAGGACTGCGACGTGGCAATAGTGCCCGTGCCGAGCTGGCCACCTTGCTTGCGCTCGATGCCGCGGTAGATGGCGTTGAGCAGTACCTGCGGATCGATCTTGCCCTGCTCGGCGCGCTTCTTGGCCTCTTCAGCGGCCGTCGTCGCACCTTCGCCCGTTTTCGCGCTCCCCGCTTTGCCGCTGATCTTCAGATCTTTGGCGAGCTCCTTGTAGAACTCAGGAGCATTGACGCCAAGATTGACGAGCTTCTTCTCGTTGATGCCGCCCTTCAAGAAGATGTTCTGGAATCCCGATAGCACTTCAGAGACGCGCCCGAAGTCACTGCCCCTGCCTTCGCCCGCTGCAACGTCGCCAGCAGCGGCGAACGCTGTGCGAGCGGCCTGCTGATTCATGCCGCCGCGGCGCAGCGGCAAGAGGAGCTGACGGATCCTGTCATCATCAAATCCCGACAACTTCGAGAAGCGCTCGACGTCCTCGCGGTATTCGCCCGCACCCTTGCCGAGTGAAAGCTTCTCGCCGATGCGCAGCGTCTGCTGCTTACCGGCTTCCTCGAATGCGTGCTTGACGCCTTCGGTGAAGATCTCGACGGCAGTCTTGGCGCCCTCGATGAACGCCTCACCGATCTTCATCACGCCCTCGGCCGCAAGCGAGCCGAAGAAAGCGGCCTTGGTGAACTTATCGACCCCGAATCCTTCGGAGACACCTGAGCCGAAAGAGCGCTCGCGCATCTTCTCTTCGGCGCGGTCGACGGCGGCGAGCTGGCGGCGAATCGAGGCGTCGAAGGAGCGATCTTGTTTGGCGCGCGTCTTTTCGGCCGACATGCCGATCTTCGACCAGGCGTCGGCGAAGCTCGTCTTCTGCTTGACGGCTGCGCGCTCGGCCGAGGAGCCGATCTTCGTCCACGACCCGGCAAAGCTCTGCTGCTGCTTGAACGCTGAGCGATCGGCGGCGAAGCCGATTTTCTCCCACTGCCCCGCGAACCGCTTCGAGAGTGACTGCTGTGCCTTGGTGGCCGCGCTATCAACTTTCTGTAGAGCGTCGACTTCCTTCTTCGCCGTCGGAATGACGGCGTCGATCAGTCGCAGCTCGAAGTTGAAGCTCTCGGTCGCGCCAGACATCTATCACCTCAGAGGCGCCGCAGCGCTCGCCACAGCAGGAGAAATCCGACTTCCTCATCAATCGAAAGTTCGCTCGTCGTCCCCCTTATCGCCGCCTTCAGTGCCTGCGCGCCGTGGGACAGGTTGTCGCTGTCGCGGGCCTGCTCGAAGGCGGCTATAATTTTTCCGAGCGCACCTCTGCGGTAGAGCCGGCGTGCTCGTGGATCTGCTCGGCGAGGAGGTGCACGAAGCCCGGCTTTGCGTGCAAGAGCGTCTTCAGCTCTTCGCGCTCGGGCCACTGCGTCTGACGCAGAGCAGCCGACTTTGCAGCAAAGGCGAGCCGCTCATTGCGGTCCAGATCTGACTTGGCGTTCTCGCGCGCCTTGGTGACCTCGTCGCTGTACGTCTTGTACTGATCCGCGTCGGGGCCGACCATGACGAAGCAGAATTCCTCGTCGCCGCCGGGAAGCCTGAGCGTGACACGATGAAGCGACTGCGAAGGGAACTTCGCCTTGATTCGATCGATGACTTCTTGGCTGGGCTTTTCCACGTTGCCTCCTACGTCGCGGGATCGGCGTACAGCGCGATGCCGTTCACGAACACCTGGCCCGCGCGGTACTCGTAGCGCTGCGTCGCTGCATCGGCGCCCTTCTGATTGCCGGCGCTGACGCGCTTGACCTTCATCCCGATGACTTCGACGATTCGCTGATCTTGGCCGAGCACGCCGCCGTTGACCGTGTGCTGCAGGCGCACGTTGTAGAAGACGTCCATCACGGCGAACTGGCCGCTGAGCGTGATCGTCTTCTGCCAGTCATCGGCCTCGGCGACGAGCAGCTCGAAGTCGCCCTGCGCACGACCGTAACCGCTGGTCACGCCCATGGACTGCTTGCGGTTGCCGTCGATCTCGCCCGACTCCTGCGCGGCCTCCCAGTTGAACGCGCCGAGCGCACCCTTCGGGATCAGGAACGGCGTCTGTCCGTACTGCTCCGCCGTTTCGCCTTCCATTGAGACGTCCTGGAAGCCGTAGCGAACGGAGTTGATGTAGACCTGCTGAATAAGTCCGGCCATAGATCCTCCGTTACGACGCCTGGACCGTCACGCCGACGGTGAAGTTGATCGCGGTCGGGTATGCGTACGGCTGCACTGAACCATTCACGTTGAGCTGCCCCGTCGAGTAGAGGCTGTTGGTACGGACCGTCTGCGCGCCGACCGCAACGGCGTCCTGCGGATTGCCGTCGACGAGACCCGACTTGAGCGCACGCTTCACACCCGTCTCGATCTTCGCGGCTGCATCCTCGCGGATCGTGCCGGTGGTCTGGCCACGAGTCTGCGTCGACAGCTTCTTCAGCTGGTAGCGCTTGAGGAATGCGGCGCCGATCCTCGACGCCCGGTCGACGACGCGCGCATTCGTGAGCGTGTAATAGTCGCTTGTCGAGACGGTGCCCATGAGGCCCTGGCTGATGAAGATCGGACCCGGCCCGTCGGTCTGGAACGACGTGATGCCCGCCGTCCAAAAGTTCTCACCGGTGGCGAAGTCATCGCGCGCCAGAAGCGTGAAGAGAGCGATGCCGCCGTCCTCGCGCGCGCCGATGTCCTGCGACGCGGCATTGCCCACCGCGCGCGCAGCCGCGCCCCAGCTCGTGTTGCGGCGGAACTGAAGACCCGAGTACGAGCTGGTCATAAAGCCGTCGCCGGCGCAGACGCAAACGTGCGGCGCAGACATGCCGGCGCGCGCCGCGATCACCGTCGCGTCGGTGTCGGCCGCGTCGACGGTCACGCTGCCCGCGTTTTGCAGCACCGTACCCACCGTCGGACCGCCAACGATGAAGCGCACGAAGATGTTGCTGCCAGCGAGCGTGACGGCCGCCGACTCGAGCAGCGCAACCTGCGTCGCCCACGCAGCCGCGCTCGCGACCGAGCCGGCCACCCAGATGAGCGACTCGATCTGCTGCACGAGCAGCGTCGTCTCAATCAGCGTCAGGTTCGACGTGAGGTCCGTGTTGGCGAACGTCGGCGGCGCGACGACAAAGGCATAGGTGTCCTTCGCGTTCGCGGTGCCCGAGAGACCGAGGACGATGCCGGTATTCGGAATCGCATAGCTCGCCGCCGTCACCAACGCCGAGCTCGTGCTGTTGCCGTTGTCGAGCGAGTAGGTGATCTGCGACGTGCCGACCGCGCCGCCGAGCGTGACCGTCACGAGTACGCGATAGAAGTCGACCGGGCTCGAGGTGAACGATCCCACCGCCGGGCCAGTGCCCTGCGGATGCGCGATCACGCCCGTCGTCGAGATCGTATAGATGTCTGGCGTGCCGCCCGCGACGTAAGCTCCCGCCGTCGCCACCCAGTTCGTGTACGTGCCCGGAATGAAGTAGCCGGTCGAGCTCCATCCCGCCGCCGACACCACTGGCGCAGACGCGACACCGCCGACAGTGAAGATGAATGCGGCCGTGCCGAGCGTTCCCGCCGTCGAGCATTGGATCGAGATCGCGGCCTGCGGCGCGAGCGTCGGCGTCACCACCATCGCGCCCGTGCCGGTCTGCGTGACCGCGCCAACACCGCCGCGCGTCGACGGGTTGGTGGGCATGAACATCATCGTCGAGCCGGGCGACGTCTTGAGGCAGTACTGCACCGCCTCGAGCCCTTCGCCGCCAACGAGCGTGCTGGTCGCTGAGACCGGATCGCTGAACGAGTAGATCACGCCCACGATGCCGGCCAGCGCGCAGCCCATCACGAGCATCGTGTTGGCGTTGCTCCCGGACTGAAGCCCGAGATTGCCGTCTTGCTGCTGAACCTTTACGCCGTAGTTCGCCATTCGTCCCTCGTTATCCGGGCACTCGGTTGAGCGGCTGCAGGGTGAAGTTCGTCGACGTCACCGTTGCTTCCGGCGGCGGCGGCATCAGGACCGGCTCGGGGATCTGCACGGAGATCACGAGCGCACGACCAAAGCGATTCCAGCCGTCCTCCATCGTCTCCCAGCGATCGCGCTCGACGGTGAAGTTGAGCCCCAGGGCAACGTTGCCATTGACGTCGGTCATCGCGCGCTGGTCCTGCAGCGCACTGCACACGAGCACGCGCAGCGTCTCAGCCGCGTCGGCCTCGTCGATTGGCAGCGCGCCCGGCTCGTTCGACGTCGCCCAGAGATAGAGGTCGATAGTCGTGTTGACCTGCCAGACCCGCTCCGTGGTCGGGTCGATGTCGACGATCTGCCCGTTGATGACCTGGCGCGTGAACTCGGGATCGGAGTACGGGCCGCCGCGCGGCACCATGCACACGAGCGGCAGCGAGTACTCCTGCGCGCGCCGCGACTCTTCGCCGAACGCGAGCGAGACGCCTTGCAGATATGCAGACGCCTGCAAGGCGAGGAACAGCGTCTTGAGCGGGCCGGCCATTAGCCCTTCACCGCTGCGACCACGGCATCGCGAGCCGCGGCGTTGATGGGCGCACTCCAGGTGCCGAGCCCGCGTTCTGGATCGGGGAACACCTTCCGCGCAGGCATGCTGTACGCCTTGTACGTGCGACCCGTCGCCACGTCGGAGCGCGCCGCGTGGTGCGCGCCCATTTGGTGGAACCGGAAGTAGCCCCTGATGCGCATAACGACGCGACCAGCCGTGAAGCGCGCAGTGAGGCTATCGAAGCCCGCTCCCGTCTTGTCGAGGAGCAGGTGACCGTCGTCGGGCCACACGAGCGCAGCCCACCCGCTCGGCTTTTTGCGTGGCGCCCAGGGCGTGCCGTACGGGTCGCGCTTTTCGACAAAGCCGCGCACGCACTCCCGGTGCGACGCGTCGGCGATCGCCGAGCCCGCTCGGCGGATCACATCGCCGGCGGCGAGCCGCTGCAGACGAGAGATGAACTCGCTCAGACCGGCCACGTCAGAGCCCCCCATCCCAGGGACTGAACGGCGGCATCGGCAGCACGCTCGTCGGCGAGCCACGGCCAGTGAAGCCGACGGGCGCATCACTCGTGACGAAGTCGCCCGCCTGGTCGCCGCTCGAGATGCCTGACGAGTCGATCCACTGCGGCTGGATCTCTTTGTCGCGGATCTTTGTCGCCCAGCTGAGCTGCTCTTCGTAGCGGCGCTGAATGAGCGCGTCGACCGGCGACGATGGGTTGTAGCCGAACTGGTCGTAGAGCAGCTTGGCGGCGACAGCGCACGTGGCCAGCACGAGCGACATGTCCCAACCCTGCGTGGGCGTGGTCTGCAGCGGCAGCACGAACTGCCCTGCGAGAAACGAGTCGAGCAGCGACGACGCAGCCTGCAACGCGGCCGTAGTGCAGCCCGGCGACGCGTTCTCGAAACGCGTGTACGCCGCTGGCGTGATCGCCAGCTGCTGCACCTGCGTCGTCGTAGCGTACTGAGACTGCATCGCTCAGCTCGCTTAGGTCGCCGGGGTCGCGTTGACTCGGATCCCCTTGAACCAGATCCCCGGCGCCGCTGCGCCACGGGCGCGACCGCCCATGAAGAACTGGTCCTGGAAGAACACCGCCGGATTCGCCGGGTCGACCATCTGCACCAGCTGCGGCGCAATGCGCTCCTGCCACAACGCCGCGCGGATCTTCGAGCGGCAGTCGAGGAGAAACCACGCCGCCGTGGTCGGGTCGCCGGTGTCCGTCAGCCACTCGGACGTGACGACCTTGAACTGCGACTGGAACACGTTCGATTGCGCGCCGAAGACGCCCGTGACGCCGTTCTTGTTCTCGGCGATGAGCGATCCAGTCGCGAGCAGCTCGGCCGTATACTTCAGCGACGGCGGCACGAAGAGCGTCTGCCCGTAGCTGCCGAGCTTGATGCTGTCGGCGCCGACGAGACTCATCAGCGCGGCCTGCGCCTTGGCGAGGTTCGTGCCGTTGAGCGGCAGACCCGTGCCGAGGTCGTTCGACTGCGCGCCGCTCAGCTTCTGCGGATTGATGTAATGGTTCTGGTTGAACAGGTTCTTGCCGTCGAAGCAGGTCGGGTTGGTGTTGAAGATGCCCGCCAATTGCTGCTCGGGGAGGAGCTTCGCGTGGCGCGCGAGCTCGGGAATCAGCATCTCCGTGTAGACGGCGAACTGATCGTCCTCGACATCCTCGCGCTCGATCGCGAGCGTGTTTTCCCACTTCGCGTTGGTGACCACGAAGCCGTCGGCGACGATGTTCTGGATCTGCCGCTCGCCGGTCCACTGGCGCATCGCACCAGCGATTGCCTGCACGAACGGGTAGCGCTGGTCGCGCGTCTTCGACGGAATCTTGACACCGACAGCCTCGAGGATCGGCTGCGGCACGCCCATGAAGGCGTCGGCGAACTGCTTCGAGAAGCCGATGAAGAGCGCGGACAGGTTGCTCTGCGTGATATCCATTTCCAGCTCCTGGCCGCCTCCCCAGCGTCGGAAACCATTCCGACGCTCGGGACGTGGCCCGAATGCGGAGCGCTACCGCGCCCGCGTTGTCACTACCCGCACTGCAGGTACAGGGTTCCTTCACCGGCCGTGAACGCAGTCACCGCCGAGGCCACAATCGTGATCGCCGTGCCGCCGGGGCAATGGTTCGCACCGGTGATGGCCGTGCCCGCGAGCTCCGCGCCTTGCGTCTGATTCGCGAGCGTCGGCGTCAGAACACCTCCGGTGAGCGGCACACCGCCGATATTCGGGGTGAGCGTCGCCGTCGCGCCGGCACCGGTCGCAGCCTTCGACGTCGACAGCGACGCCTTGAGGATGCGCAGCGTCTTGAGCGGCGTGAACGTCCAGATCGTCGCGTTGGCCATTTCGGTCAAGTCGATCGAGACGGCGAGCGTGACGACCGGATACGCCGACTGCTGCGGGTTGGACCCCATGATGAGGCCCATCTCGACCCAGATGCCGTCGCTGTCGACCTGCATAATGGTGCCGGCGTAGAGGCGCGCGTTCGCGCCCGTCAAGCCGACGGTCTGGTTGTCGACGACGTAGCAGGGCTGCCCGACGTTCGCCTGCGCGATGACGTCAGCCCCGGTGCCGTTGTTGAACTTGAACACGCCCTGGAACACGTTCGAGACCACGCCGTTGGCGAGGCCGCTGTTGCCGAACAAGTTGCCCGTCGTGTTGTCGGTGCGCTGCGCGGAGCAGCCGGCGATGAGCACGGCGCCAGCCGCCGCACCGTCGACGAGCCAGCCCGACGCGTCGACGCCGACCATGACGCCCTTGTAGATGAGCGTGTTGGCCTCGACGCCGATGCCGATCTTGACCGGGGTCGGTGCGCTGCCGAGCTGCGGCGTGTCGCGATCTTGAGTGAGCGAAGCCATGGCTTACTCCTGCCCCTTGTCGGCCTCGGCAGCCTTGGCGGCGCCGAGCGCGTGGTTGTAATGCGCCTTGTGCTGCGCGAACGCCTCGGGCTTGAGGCCGAGCGCCTTGGCGATCACGGCCTCCTCGGCCGAGAGACGCACCGGGGCGGCGGGCGCCTCAGTCGTCGGAGCCGTCGCCGTCGGACCCGCGATCTCGCGCGCCGCCTGCGGCTTCTTGGGCAAGCGCGAGAGGCACGCGCGCAGGCCGACCATGCCGGCGTCGGCGTGCAGCTTCTCCATCTCGGCGCGATCGGACGGCGCGATGCGACCGTCTACGGTGGCCTCGTCGAGCATCGCCTTCAGCTCGGCTGCCGCCTTGTCGGCGGTCGCCTGGGTGACCTGCTTCTCGAGCGCGGTTACACGCGATGCCATCTTCTTCATCGCGGCGATCTCGCCGCGCGCCGCCTTGACGCCGCCGAGCTCGCGCACGAGCGCCTTCGCCTCGGCGCCCTCCGCGTCGTCGTCATCGTCGTCGTCCTTCTTCTTGAAGGGCGAGTAGTCGCCCATCTCGGCGTGCAGCGCCTTCATGTGCGGCGCCGCCGCTTCGCAAGCGGCCTCCGCCTCGGACTCGCTGTGAATGGCGTCGTGCAGCGAGGTGGCGTGCTCCTTCAGCTTGTCCAGGTCGGGAAGAGCCATGTCCGGTTTCCTTTCGGCGCGCACCGTCACGGCACGCGTTGGCTTGCTTTTCTTCGGAGGGGTGGGCTTGACGACGCGCAGCGCAGGGGCGCGCGCGGCAGTTCCGTCGTTGGTCGGCTTCGTCGCGGCCAGCTCGGCGATGAGCGACTCGAAGTCGCCGATCTTGTCGGCCAATCCCGCCTCGACGGCTGCGATACCAACAAGCTGATCGCCCTTGCCGAAACGCGCCTCGACGCGATCAGTGCTCACACCGCGACCGGTGGCAACGTCGGCGATGAACACGCTCGCTTGCTGCGTGACAATGACGCGTGCGCGATCGCGATCGGCTGGCTTCGACGGGTCGAGGATCTTGTGCGGCGACTGATCGTTGGCGACGTCGAAGATCTTCAGCCCGAGCTTGGCCAGCATCTCGGTGTCGTCAACCAACGTGGCGAAGCAGCCGATCGATCCGACGAGCGCCGTCGGGGACGCGACGATGCGCTCGGCCGCCGACGTGAGCCAGTACGCCGCTGAGGCGCAGCTGCCACCGACGTAGGCGACCACGGGCTTCTTCTTGCGCGCGGCGAAGATCGCCGCCGACGCTTCGTGACAGCCGCTGACGAGACCGCCAATCGAGTCGACGTCGAGGACGATCGCCTTGACCTCGCGGTTGTCGAGCGCAGCCGTGAGATCTTTGAGGATCGTCTCGTAGTCGCTGCCCCACCACGCGTCCTTGGTGAAGAGCACTCCCGAGACGGGGATGACGGCGACGCCACCTTCGCGGACGGTCGCGCGCCGCGTTCCGTTGAGCGGCAAGGGGTCGCGCGCCTGCAGTGCGAAGACTGCGGCGGCGATGACCTGCTGTCGCCCCTGCTCCGTGATTGCCCACGACGAGCCGAGGAGCGCGCTCACCGCCGCGGCGTCAATGACACGGCGGTGAGGCTCAGGTGAAACTATGCTCGGAAGGAGCATCCACTGGCGAGGATGCCGACCGCGGAAAGGAGTGTCCGGTTTGCTGGATTAGCGCTTGCGCTTTTTCGGTGGCGGAACGCGCTCGCGATTCTCGAGCGGCTTGACGGCAGCCCCGCGCTGACGACGGGGCTTACGATGGCTCGTGCGCAGTAGCGGCTTTCTCACTTACTTCCGTCGATCGCGCGGCGTCGTCCCGATGGACCGATGACGTACTTGCGCATCTGCTCCGTCGCGTAGCGCGACTCGGGGCCCTGTTGCTCGAGAGGAGGGGCGGGACCGTCCTCGCGCAGCTCGCCCTTGCCGTCGGCTGTCTTCTCGACCTGCTCTGCGCCGGGCGCATACCTTGCGGGTGCAGGCGTCTGCATGGGTCGCCTCTGGTCCTTACTCATGGTTTGCTCCTCGTAGTGAAATCAACCGCTCGGAAGTACGGACACGTCCAGCCGTGCACGAGCCTCGCTGTGCCGTCGCGCTCGATCAGCGGCTCGATAAGGCAGTACGGACAGCGTGTCGTTGCGGGCGGAGGGGACGCGGCGACATCACGCACAATGCTGCGCAGCGTCTCGAGCTCGCGCCGATCGACGAGCGCATGCACTGCGCAATCGTCGGCCGCGCCGTCGAGGTCAGAGCACGCGCAGTTAGTCCCGCGCGCCGCGACCCTGCACGCCTTGCACGGTCGGCCGCCGTCGCTCGCGAACAGCTCCCCATGCAGCCGAGAACACCGCTCGCTCGCGGCTGTGAATATCCGCCGCCTTCGCTCACTCGCGTCGACCGGCGCGCTGGCGCAACTGTGCTCATCGTGGCTACGCAGGCCCACAGTCAATCCTCCCTCGGGTCCGTGCAGCACCACTGCTCATTCATCGCACCGCAGTAGCAAATGCGAATCTCCAGCTTGTGGCGATCGTCGTCGGTGAGGGCCTCGAGATCGGCTTCGAGGTCTGGATACTTTGCGCGGAAACGATCGAGCGCAGACACCGGGCGCTGCTGCTCACCCATCTTGACGTCCACACTCGGTAGTCCAGGTTCCCATCACATCGTTGCCGTCGACGTGAGCCCAACGACGGCGAACGCGGCGTTGACGCTCACGCTGTCGGCGAGATCTGTGATCGTGAGAACGCCGCTCGCGGGAATGGTGTACGTTCCCGTCTTGCCGCTCGCCGTCGTCGTGACCGTCGAGCCGTTCGCGGCGTACACGCTGAACGATGCGAAGTTGCTGACGCCATAGGACGCGCCGCTCGAGAGCGCGCCGCTGTTCTGGTGATTGGCCATATCAATTGCTCTCTTTCAGTTTGAAGTAGAACTCGCCGGCGTTGCCGCGCCCGTCGCCATTCGACATGCGAACACGAATACAACCGTCTACGCGCCGTCGCGCGCGAGCACGACCAGGTGCGTTGGACCGTTTGCACGTCAACCATCCTCACGTCGAACGGCGCCCCCGGAAGCTTCGATTCGCCCTCGAGCAGCATGATCTCGCCGCTGGTGCGCACATCTCCAAGACGTACGCCGGCGAGACTGACTTCCATGAACGGATTGCCGGTGTCATAGGACATCTTGAGCACGGGGAACTCGCGATCCGTGCACGCCGCGCAGAGAACCGTGCCCGACGCCAGCGGCGGATGCGCTGTCAGCGCGTTGCACAGATAGCAGGGCCGAGCAATGCCGTTGTGAGTCATGCTGCCGTCTCCTCTTGTTCGTCCTCGTCGCTCGGGTCCGACTCGGGCGCGCCAGGTATATCCGGTGGCACCTTGTCCTCGGCCACGAGCGGGAGCTGGTGCTCGTCGAGAAGCGCGCGCTTGTCGATATGCTTCTCGTACTCGGGCGCCTCCGCCAGGGTCTTGACGGCGTTCGCGACGTTGAGGAGGCCGCGCGATTTCCGTTCCAGATCCTCGGGCGGGTCGAGCTGCCAGGCGAGATATGGCGCCAGCTCCGCGTTGCCCTCGTTGTCACGCACGAGCGGCATGAGCACGCGGTCGCGCAACGGCTCACTCACCTGCGAGTCGCCACGCAGGATGCGCATGATCGTCGACTCGCCGGCTTTCTCCTGCGTGCCGAGCCCGCCCTGGCCCTCGGTCGACTGCGATTGACCGAGGAAGGTGATCTCGATCGCCGAGTCGCAATGCTCGAGCAGCTGCGAGAAGCCGCTCATGTTCGCCGCCGCGGCCTCGATAAGCTTGACGTCGAACTTGTTGCCGTCCTGCCCTTGCGGCAACCGGATGGTCGCCTCGTGCGCGAGGTTCGCGAGCTGGCGCAGGAACGTCCGCTCGTCGGTGGGATCGCGCTCGGCGGGAATAATGCCGGCGCGGATCGGCGAGCCGTGTACCTCCTGACGACGCGCCCACCAGGTGCGCGTCCAATGGCGGATAAGCCACGGCGCCGCGAGCGGGCGGATGAGCGCGCTATCGAGCCAGCCGTGCGGACCGTAGGGCTCGTAGATCAGCCACTCGTCGTCCTCGGGGTCGATCGTGATCTCGCCGCGGTTCTCCGTGACGAGGCGGTACTGACGCAGCAGCCAGTCGTAGCGGAGGTGGCGATTATTCCACGTGCGAATCTGCGCGTCGCGCGTCTTACTCGTGCGCGTCGACAGCACCTGCGCGACGCCGACAGAGAGGCCTATGCCGTTGCGCATGAGCTTCTTGAGCTGCGCTGACGGGCAGATCCTGGCGATCCGCTTCTCGTACTTCTCTTTGACCGCGCGCGCCTCGTCGCTCGAGTCGGCGGGCAAGAGGTCGAGCTTCGAGCCGAAGAGACCGTCGAGGCGCTCTTTCAGCTTTGCGCCCACGCGGTCGTCGCGCTGCATGCCGTCCCAGAGATACGCCGCTGAGAAGAATGCACCCTGCTCGAGCTGCGCCAGCGTCTCGGCCACCGAGGCCACGATGGTCGGCGGAGCGATGCCGTAGAGCGGCAACTCCATCGCCGGCGAGCTCGCGTCCCACGGCGTGCCCTGGTATGCCGGCGAGCTGAGCCACGACTGCAGCGCGACGACTCGCGCGCCGTCATCGGCGTCGGCGTTGCGCATGAGCGAGCGCTCGGGGAGCGATGGCGACTCAACGCCAAAGAGCCGGTGCAACTTGCTACGTGCCGCCTCGGCTCGCATTAGAAGGTCCTCTTGACGACGTTTGCATCATCGTCATCATCGCCAATCGCAGCGCCATGTGGAGACGTCGCCACGCCATCCTCCTGAGCGTCGAACGGTGACCACGTCTTCTTGATCTCACGCTTCTCGGCGACGAACATCCGTCGACGTGCAGGCTTTCCCGGGCGCGGCTCGCGAGGGTTGCGCACGGCGCTCAAAACGACCTCCGCGCTGGCTTGTAGGTCTCATCACCGAACGACACACCCTTGTTGTTGTCGAGGTAGATCAGCGCCTGTGTCGTCGCGTCCACGTCATCGTCGTTGCGTCCGAACGGGAACGACGCCAGCTCTTCGCGCCACTCCTCTGCCCATGGCGCACCGACTGGGAGGAACACATTGCCCGCCTCGAAGAACGGCGATACGGCGTGCGCGCGGGCGACCTTGCTGCCGCCCAGCATCTTCGGATCGAGCATGATGATGCCGGGCATCTCATGGCGCAGCACCTGCTCGACGGCGGGGCCGTTGGCTTTGTCCTCGATGAGCTTTGCACGCGCCGCCGGATACTTCTCGGCCCACGCACGGATCGCCGCCACCGTCTCGGGTAGGCCCATGCGGCGGTGCACGCGGTCGACGAGATAGAACTCTCCATCGCTATAAGCCCATAGATGCCCCGCAACGAAGTCAGCAGTCGCTGAGTCCTTGAACGAGCAGTCCCAGCTCTGTACGAGACGCACACCGTCGGGTAGGTCGACGACTCGCCCCGTCCACACGTGCGCCAGCCACGCGCGCTGAAAAATATTGCCCTCTGCTGGCGCGGGCCGCTGGCCGAGCTGGGCGGCGGCAACGCGTGAGCCCATGTCCGCTTCAGTCTTTTTGACGCTCGTCTCATCGAAGCGATCGGGACACAGGAGCTCGCCCTCGACCTCGCGCCTGTCGCCGCCCCACGGCGTGACGCAGCGACGCGATGATTCGTAGCGCATCGGCAGCATTAGGTGCGTGTAGCCCTCCTCGATGCAGCGGCCGGCCAGGTCCTCTTCATGAAGCCGCTGCATGATGACGACGCGGCGGAACTTTGACGGATCGGCCTTGCGGCTCGCCATGGTGCCGCGCCACCACTCCCAAACGCGCTCGAGCACCTGGCGCGCGCTATCAGGCTCGACATTGAGATCCTCGGGCTTTACCGGATCGTCAAGGATCTGCGTATGGCAATGCCACCCAGTCGCGCCACCGCCGACCGTCGTCGAGAAACGAAAGCCGCCTGCGGTGGTGTGATATACGCCCATCGTCTCTTGGACGTCGGGGCCGTCGTTGATGCGTGTCTTTGACCAGCGCGCCTGAAACCAAGGCGACTTGACCAGTGCACGCATCTTGAGCGCGTCGCGGCGCGCAAGGGCCGCATCGAACGTCGCGGCCATGAACTTGTGCTCGGGCTCGACGATCCACTGCCAGGCTGGCCACAGTACCGACGTGACGATGGACTTCGAGCATCCCGGCGGCACGTTGATGACGAGGCGATCGATCTCGCCGCGTGAAACCGCTGACAGGTGATCGGCAATCGCATCGATATGCCACGACGGCACAAACGGCGCGGCCTCTACCTGCGACCAAGCAAGCGCGATGAACTTGCGCAGACCGATGCGCCGCACGAGCTCGCGGTCGAGTGCCACGTCATCAAGCAGCGCAGCAAGCTCGATCACTTTGGCGCCCTAAAGTAGAGCCCAAAGCGATCCATCACGAACCAAATCAAGATGACAGCGAGGATGCCAGTGTCAATTTTGTCGAGTAGCGTCACGGCTTGACCTTGATGGCGCCGCGGATCGCCTCGAGCTGCTTGAGCTGATCGCCAGTGAGCTGCGACAGGTCGAGGTTGAACAGGGGCGCATCGCCAAGCCCGGTGATCGCCTGCGCAGCCTTGCCGATGCTCTGCTCGCCGAGCCACTTGTACGCGTCGAGCTTGACCTTCTCGCTTTTGGCTGCACGCTTGCCGGGCATCAGACCTGCCATGGTCGCAATACCGTCGATCGAGTCGCGCCCGAACGACTCGCGCAGGTAGCGGCGCAGCTCTTCGCGCTCCGCGCTCCTGCCACCAGGGTTGCCGCTGGTGCCAGCGGCAAACTTCCGTCCTGGTCCTCGACGGCGCTTGCCTGAGCTGTCGCTGCTCTCAGCCACGCTCACACCCTAGCAACGCCACGCCAGCACGGTCCGGTTTGCTCACCAGCGCCACCATGCCAGCACTGCGCCGCCCACCGATGCCAGCACGGCACCGACCACGATCCATCGCCGCCGATGCCACCAAGCCCGCCGTATCATCCTGTGCGCCCAGCGCTCGATCGCCTGCCGAGTTGCCTCGCGTGGCAGATGCCGCAGTGAGCAGACCTTAGCGTGCGCGTCGTAGGCGTTACGTTGCGCCTTCATGGTCGGCGCCTTCCCTGGCGCTGCTCGCAGCAGCTCAGCTCGGCATGACGAGCACCACATGACGACACCGGCGCCCTTCGGGTGGCGGATGGCGCGCGCACCCCGTCGAGCGCGGATGCGATGCGAGAGGGCATCAGTGAAGCTACCCATCGCCGCGGTCCAGTCGGAGATTGTCGATCCGCGCCTTGAACCGATCCGCCGCAGTTTGGGCTCGCTGCTTCGCGTTCTCCTTGGCTGCGGATACGCAATCAGCAGAGCACGCGACGACGGCTCCGCTCCACGGCCCAGCATCCCATCGATCGCTGCTGGGCGATC